AAAATGTCGAAAGAAGACACCAATGCCGAGGGAACATTGGAAAATCAAGAAGTCGGAGACCAGGTATTCAATGATGCGTTCGATGCGGCAGAGGGTGGAGCTGCGCCTGCGGCAGGAGAGGAGGCGGCGGGTCAGTCTGCTCAAGCCGCCTCTGATGCAGAAGCCTCCACAGCTGGCGATGCCCAGCCTGCGGCTGGAAATAATGCTCAATCCGATGCCGAAGCTGCAGCAGAAGCTCAGCGGCTAGAGGAAGAGAAATATGAGCAGCGCTATAAGAGTTTAGTGGGTGTTCATAAACACGATAAAGAAAGCTGGGAAGCCGAAAAGGCTGACCTGGTGGCCAAGTTGGAAGCAGCAACAAAGGTGCCTGCGACCCCTACACAAGAGGAGTTGGCGGCGAAAGCAAAACCATCGGGGAAGTCACTCTATGAATCATTCCGCGATTCTCTTACTCCTGAGCAGAAGGAAGAGCTGGATGAATATGAAAGAGATTTTGACATAGTCTCCAAGATGGAAGGCCTAAAAAGAGACAAAGCAATGGAAGCTTTTGAGAATCGTCTCAAGCAGTTCCAGGATGAGATTCTTTCCAAGCTTACCCCCGCCCAGGAACTCTTCACCAAGGTCGCAGACGAGAGGGAAGCTCAGTTAAAAGAGCAGCACTTCGGCACAATTGCCGGTGCCCATCCGGATTATGAGAAATACCGTGATGATGGGTCCATCCTGAAATGGATAGAATCCAAACCCGGGTATTTACGAAAAGGTATGCTCGATGTGTACCAGGCCGGTGAGGCGCAGGAAGTGGCTGACTTGATATCTGACTTCAAGAAAGAGAACAATATCGAGCAATCACAATCCTCAGCAAACTCTCAGGTCGTTGATTTGCAATCCAAGCGTGAAGCGAAAAGACAAGCTATGCAGTCCGTTACCGGGCGTCGCGGCTCAGTCAACCCAGCCACGGTTGTTGCCAGCGATTTTGAAGGAGCCTTTGAGGAAGCTCTTAATAAATAGGAGGAAGTAAAATGGCAATGACAGTTTATGGGGATATTACCCCTCGTACCGCAGCCTATGCGGCAGTAGAACTTTTGAAACGGGCAATGCCCTATCTCTGCCTGGAAAAATTCGGCCAGGCAAAGTCAATGCCGGGCAACAAGACCCAGTCCATGAAGTTCCGGCGTTATAATTCCCTGGGTCTCCGCACAACGGCCCTGACCGAAGGCGTCACTCCGGCGTCCGATAAGATGACCGCGACGGACATCACCGCCACTCTGTATCAGTATGGCGGATTGGTGGAAATCACGGATGTCATCCAGGACACCCACGAAGACCCGGTTCTTCAGGAAGCCATCGCGGTAAGTGGCGAACAGGCCGCGAAGACGGTTGAAACATTGCGCTATAACGTCTTAAAGGCGTGCACCAATGTTTTCTATGCCAACGATGCCGCTAACCGCGCCGCCGTGGCTACCGTCCCCATTCGTGCCGACCAGCGCAAGATTGTCCGCGCCCTGGAACGCCAGGAAGCCCAGCATGTGACTTCCATTGTAAAGTCCACCCCGTCGTTCAACACCGAGTCCATCCTCCCGGCCTATGTCGGCGTGACCCATGTTGATATGACCTCGGATATCCGTGCCCTTACCGGCTTCACTTCCGTTGCAGATTATGGGAAAGTGGCCGCATGGGAGACCGAAATTGGTGCATGTGAAGATGTCCGTTACATCAAATCCACCATTTTCACCCCCTATGAGGATTCCGGCTCCGGGACCACGACTGGTCTTTTGACCACGTCCGGTGCCCAGTGCGACGTTTATCCCATTATGTATTTCGGCAAAGACGCCTATGGCATGATTGCCCTCAAAGGCAAATACGCCATCACCCCCATCGTCATCAACCCCACTCCTTCGAAGTCCGACCCGTTGGGCCAGAGAGGTTCCGTGAGCTGGAAGACGATGCAGACGACCGTTATCCTGAATGACGCATGGATGGCTGTACTCGAAGCATGTTGTACTGATTAAGTTTTTTGCCCTTAACTGTGTAGGTAAGTAGAAATGGCGAAGTTCAGGGGAGCAATTTTAGAATGTAAGGAATGCGGAAAGGAGTTCAGAGTTTCTCCTTCGCGTATCTTAACGGCCAATTATTGCTCAACGGAATGTGCCGATGTCCATCGGAATGACAAGAGGAAGATGGCTAAATTGAAAAGAGTCTGTCCCCAATGTGGAAAGACTTTTAAAATCTTCCAATGCCATGATGACCGGAGAAAGTTCTGTTCTTACGAATGCAAGGACAGGGCTGCATCATATTCCGTTCCGCTGGATAAGCATTTTTACAACCGTACATTTTGGAGAAAGTTAAGGGCATTAATCTTAAATCGCGACGGGTACACATGCCAGAGATGTTACGCGATGGATAAGCCATTACATGTCCATCACAAAGTAAAAAGGTTTTTTGGTGGCTCGAACGAGGAGGACAACTTAATTACTCTTTGCAACCGCTGCCATAAAATTGTTGAGGCATGCTGCACCGATTAATCCGGATAGAGTTGGTCCGAGAGAATATACAAGCGCCCCGCTCATCCCAGCCGGGCGCGCCATCTGACCTCATTAGTCTGGGACAACGCAACCCATTTTCCTTAAGGAGGAAACAACAATGGCTTATAAGAAATTTGATGAAGCAAGCGAAAAGGTAAACGCGAGCAAATACGACGTTAACGATGCTTTCCCCGTGGAGGCTATGCGTCGAGCCCTTCAGGGCATCGCGAATAGAGTCATCGGTGGTACCAATGGTACCCAGGGGCCTTTGGTCTCCCCGACCTTAGCCCTCGGCACGACCTGCGGATTTAAAAATACGAATGCTGTCAGCATTATCACGAACGGTGTTCTCACGGCTGTGGCGGCATGCGATAACCGTTACTTCCCGAAACAGGGCACCCTGGGCACGAACAAAGTGACCAAGTTCCTCATCTGCAGTAAAGATGGAACTTCGAGCACGGTTATCGGCCCCGGCAATATCGTGGATAAGGGTGATTATGCAAGCGCGACTCTCGCAGCCGCAGCCTGCAAACTCCCCGACCTTCCGGATGGAGCCTGCCCGCTGGGTTATGTAACCCTGAGCGCCCCCGCCGCAACCGTTCTGGTTCTGACAGACGGCGCATGCACCGCTGCAGCAGGCCTTGGTTATGTTATTGGAACCGGCGGCACTGCAGGAACTGCGACCTACACCAACCTGTGGGGTATGCCGTTCGACGCGTAGTAGTCTTTTATAGGTGGGGCTTTCTGGCCCCACTTTCATTAATTAAACCTGGAGGGAAAAGTTATGCCAAGAGTAAAGACGGAAGAGCAGAAGCATCCGGAGAACTTCTTTCATGGTCCTGCGGGCCAGATAAGAGACCGGATTATTATTCACGAAGCGGAGGATATTCCGAAGGAAGGGTTATTCATTTCTCTTAATGGATATCCATTTCTGTGCAAGCCCGGGGTCGCCATAGACATTCCGCGGCCTGTGCGCCTGATGCTGGATACGAGGATTACCCGCGTAACCAAGCATGACGAAAACGGCAAGGAATACACCAAGGATGTTAAGCGAATCAACTATACCCTGGTGAAAGAGGGGGTCAATATCGAGGAAAAGGTAGAAGCCCCGCCCCCGAACGCCGTAGTTAATACTGCTCGTCCCGAGGCAAAGGAGCTGTAAATGAACGGCAAAGAGCTTGTTGCCCATCTTAGGGAAAGCATCCTGGACGATATTTATGCCCCTCAGTTATGGTCGGATACGGAACTGCTTCGTATGTTGAACTATGCTGAGGTCCAGGCCTGCCGCCGCGCTCATTTAATTATTGACGCG